TAGTCGAGCCATCCATGCATTCATCAATGCGTCTTGTTCTGTGAGTCCTGCTTTCTCGTAACATGTTACGACAGTCTCCCATGTGTATCCGTCCTTCTCCAGTATCCGTTCCGCTTTCACCACACCCACGCCGGGCACTCCGCTGTATCCATCCGTATGATCTCCCGCTATGGTTTGTATCAAGTGATAGTTGTCCGCCTCTTCCTCACTTGGTTGGTGGTACTCTCCACGGTTATAATCAAAGAAGATACCGGGTACACTCTTGAAGTCTTTGTCTATACTAACAACGATAGTCTCTTCATCCATCGCTTTATCAGTAGCTAATATAGATATAACATCATCTGCTTCTAAGTTCGCCCACAACACACCACCTAACTCGTCGATGATCCACTGCTTTACTTGTCGTAAGATGATGGGCAGTCGAGACTTAGCACGGTTTGCTTTGTAGTCTGGGTTTAATTTACGACGGAAGTTCGCACGGTCTGATAGACACAGCACTACATTCTCCGTCTTTAATTTCTCTTGGAACTCTACGATACGGTTGATAACACGAGCTTTAGCTAATGCCATGTCTGCGTGGACCGTCCACAGTTCGTCCTTCCAATGTATTGATTCTTCGGCGACGACCGATGCCTCGAAAGCGAGGACATCAGCATCGATCAGTAATGTTGTTTTGGTTTTACTCATAATAGGCACTCCAGTTGTTTTGGTACTTCTTGTATTTAGATTTGCTTGGGTTGTCAGGGTATAGCTTGATCGTCTTACTGTTTATCAATGACCTCGGTATCATCCACCACTCTTTTAATGGAGAGATATAAATACCTACAATATCAATATCATCCGACATGTGTTCTTTTACAGATGCTCCGCATGAAGAGTTAACAGTGTAAGCTGACTTGTCCCGAACGCTTGTACTTTTGATTTGTACCTTCAGGTCTCCGGCTGGGCAGTGAACAATAAAGTCCCAAGGCATAGGAGTGGTAGGTACGTGTGGTTCGAAGTCACGCTCTAAACATTCTGTTATGAACCGTGTCTCTGCTATCGCTCCTATTCTTTGTGAGTTTGAACTTGGCATCTTATCGTTGTGTTGTTGTCTCCAGTCGTAGTTAACTGTAAGGTCTTGCTTATCATAGACATCGGCGAGGGTAGTGTACATATCATATTCTATCTCTGTCATTAATGTGTCTCCGCCCAGTTGTTACCGATCTTAAACTCACCGTCTAAACGTACGTTCAGCTTCAGTTGTTTACCTGCGTGTTGTATAGATTCAACTGCTAACTTACCAAACGTTTCTGCTTTATCAGGTGTCACCTCTGCTTGGAACTCGTCGTGTATGTTAGCTACGAATGCATACTCTCTGCCGTGTTGCCACCTTAATCCGTTCAACAAATGAAACAGTTGGATCAGTGCTACTTTCATAACGACTGCACCAGCTGATTGTAATAACATGTTGAGGGCTGCGTGACTACTGCGTATCGGAAGGATGCGTCCGTCTAAACCGATCAACTCTCCACCGTTCTTTACTTTGCGTTGTACATCAGCTTGTAAACGAGCGAGTGCTGGTAGACTACTGAAGAACTTACGCTTTAGTTTCTGTCCTTCCGCTGCTCCTCCTCCAATTATCTGACCCATCTTCTGGTCGCCAGCACCATACAAAAGTGCATAGATCATAGTCTTAGCTTGGTCCCTTGTTTCTAAACCTGCTGCCTGTTGATTGACGGTGTGTACATCTCCTTCCGTTACGATCTTAGCGTATTGTCCGCCGTCGTAGAACGCCATGTAGTGGGCAAGCATACGAAGCTCAAGTCCAGATGCATCACAACCTACTAATTTGTATCCGTTACGCACTGTGAATAACTCACGACACTCCGATCCGTAGTCAGCTCGTACACTTGGTACTTGTGCAACATTAGGATTGCTGTGTGTACATCTACCAGTAACTGCTCCGTTGGTGTTGACGCTACCGTGGATCACTCCGTTCTTTTGTAACTTCAACCACGCTTGTTGTCCCTCTGCTAACTGACCTAGTCTTTTCTGTACGAGTAGATACGATAACAAATCCTCTGCTATAGGGTGGTCGATACCACGCAGTACAGATTCATCTACCTTATAAGATACTCCGTCATTCTCAGTAGGCAGTTCATATCCAAGACCCATCAATCGTTCAGCTATCTGCTTACGACTACCCGGATTGAACGGTATCTCTTTCACTGCGTTGCCAGTCTTAACTGCATTCTTAACGAGTGCTTGTACTTCACCAGCTTCTTTCAGTTGTAGCTTCAGATCGTTCTTTGTCTTACCTTCGTACGTTGCTTGGTCTGTTGTCAGCGTCCAACCAGCTGGACTCTTCATCTCTACCTCTGTAGGTTTCCATTGATTCTGTAAGTCAGTGGTCAGCTTCGCTCGGATACCCATCAGCTTGGCAGTCAGTAAGTCTGCTTTATCCAGATCAAACTTAAACCCGTGTCGCTCTTGCAAGCTGATAACAAACCTGAACCAATGCTCTATAGCTATCATCTCTTTACTTGGCTTGTGCTTGAATAGATAATCGTGCAGTAACTGAGTAACGATAACATCACGCTCACAGTACTTACGCATCTCTTCGTTGTAGCTGTTGAACGCTCCGTCTTCCTCTCCGTACGTCAGCTTAGTTGTGCTACCCATCCGGTGTCCCCAAGCTTTCAAAGAGTGACTACCAACGAGTGCTTTATCGAATCCGTTCCGTCCGAAGTCATCGTTCCGTAGATCAGGAAACACACATCGACTAACTACTAATGTATCTAATACTTTAATGAGTGGTGGTGAGAAACCGTACAGCTTCTTGAGTGCTGGTATATCGAAGTCAATGACGTTGTGTCCGACGATACGATCTGCTTTCTGTAGCTCTAACAATCCACGCTCTATACTTTCCCCGTGAAACGTCAGCATCTTAGGGATCATAGGATCGTAGATAGATAGACAGTGGACGGTGTGAAGGTCTGAGTAGGTGGACCAATCGTTAATGGCGTTGGTCTCTATATCAAAGAATAGTGTTCGTGTCATAATTAGAATGGGTTATTGGTTTCATCGTTTGTTGGTTTGAACACATCAGGAGTGTACCGTCCAGTGTCTCCACTATAGTAGAGTGTGTCGCAGTGTCCTGTTTGTCCGCTGAATCTATTTTTCAGTACTCGGACTCGTGTCTCGTTGCTTACTGTTTCGCTTTGTTGGTTACGTTCCAAACCGATCACCATGTCCGACAGCTGTGCGATTGCTTGGCTACCTCTTAGGTGGTGCAGACTTACTCGTCCTCCCTCTTCGTGTCCACTATCGACACGCTTCAAGTGAGACACAAGTACCATACCACATCCTGTCTCTTCGACTAAAGAACGTAGCTTGGTCATAGTGTTGTCGATCAATCGTCGCTCGTCGTCTCCTTGGATACCACTTACAACAATCGATAGGTGGTCCAAGAATATCCACTTACAATCGTACCCCTTGACTAGATACTTTATCTTACCTAGTAAGTTGTCGCTATCCATACTACCGAAGTGATCGTAGGTGTAGAAGTTTCCGTTACCTACCGTCTCTTCAAACGCAGGTCGCAGTACCTCCTCACTTGTATCGTCTTCCTCAAGGTGGATAGGTTTGTTTATGTGGATGCCCATGATACCCAGAGCTGTGCGTCGTACGCTTTCTTCAAGAGCTATGTATCCTACCTTCTCTCCAAGCTGTAGTATGTGGTGTGCTATCTCTCTACAAAATAACGACTTACCGATACCACTCCCTGCACACACCGTAACAAGTTCTCCTTGTCTCAGTCCAAGTGTCAGCTCGTTCAGTCCAGCATACGGATAAGGTATAGACTTACTGTGTTCTCTATCAGCGATAACATCCCACAACTCTTTACCGTTTACGATTCCGTCCGGTCTGTACTCTCTAGCATCGAACAAGCAACTGACTAACTCCTTTGCTCGCCCAGCTACTAGCATATCAGATGGGTCCTTCAAGGGTATCTCTGCGATGTACGCTTTGCCGGGTGTTAAGAGGGCTGCACATTCTGCGGCTCCCTTTCGTCCGACATCATCCATATCAAAACAGAAGACCACTTGTTCGTAACGATCTAACCAATCGATTGCTTGAGCTACATATTTCTTAGCTGCTCCAGCTCCGTTCGGTACAGATACGACGGGCCACTTGTTATCCATAGCTTGACTAGTACTAAGAGCGTCGATCTCTCCTTCCACTACAACAACACGACGACCGCCGTCTCGCCACAGGTGCTGACCGTACAATCCTAGTAGCTCACCTTTGATGTGGAACTTCTTGTTCGGTGTACGAATCTTTTGTCCGCATGTCTTACCGTCTCGTGTTTTATAGTTAGCTATCTGTACAGGCTCACCGTTATACACACCGCACCAGTATCCCCACTTCCGACAAGTGTCTTCCGTTAGGTTGCGTCGTGCTATTGCTTCTGGTTCTCCTCTTACATAATCTCTCGGTGTTGGGGAGGTTGATTCATTCTTCATTCGTCCGGCTCCAACGTGATCTTGGCATACGAAACAGTGGGTGCTACCGTCGTCGTTGGTTGATAATCCGTCTGAACTTCCGCACTTATTGCATGGTTGATGGGTGTTTGTGAAAGCCATGATTTTGGTATAGTTTTATTTGCATATTGTATGTTTTTCTTTTCGCACCAAACAGCGTAGGTGGTGTCACTTCCCTTACGAATCTTGTTGGAAGCATTCATAAATACTAGTCTTATGTCTAGGTGTGGATGTTGCTCTCGGACTAGTAAATGCTTCGTTCGATCCTCCACCGTCCATACACCTTTAGCTTCTATGATGATGCCGTTAGGTAGTATGAAGTCAGGAGTATAAGTAGCAGTCTTTGTGTACTCTAACTTGATCGACTCGTATTGGAAGCTAACACCACCACGCTTAAGTTGGTTAGCTAGTGTAGCTTCGAATCCGGATCGGTAATTAGAAGTTCGCTGTGAGCGTTGTCTCTTCTTCTTCCGCATCAAATGCTCCGGTCAAGTCTTCACCTCCATTAGCGATGTATCCTTCTTCCGAAGTAAACCCGAATGCATCTGCACTAGGAGTGTTTACACCACCGTTGGATAGTTCGATCACTTGTACTGCAGACAATTCAAAGGTCACCCCAAACCCCTGACTAGCTACGTACCAGAACTTCGGACGGAATGCTACGTTCACTTTGGAACCACCCCATACTTGTACATCTTCAGGTAACTTATTACCAGCGGCGTCGAACAGAGCGATAGATAACTCGTACTCTGTACCGTCCCGTCTTCTACCTCCAGCTTTCAGCTTGGCTTTCAACATGTGTCCGCCGTCTACCTCAGTAAAAGGTAACCCCTTCTGCTCGATCTTCTTGCCGGGATTAGCTTCCATGATGTCTCGTAACTCAGCCTCGTATAACGGCTTTAACTTCTGTACGATTCCTTGTTTTGTTTCTTCATCGATAACAAGATCACAACTCCATACTCCGTACTCATCAAACCTTTTATTCGGTTCATTCAAGTGGGCATATCTAGCTGTGCCTTGTGCTTTTATTATGTCGTGTTTCTTACGTGCTTTTACCATTTCTCTTCGTGTGTTATTGGTTATTAAGATAACAGATACTGCTGGCGTTTAACTGCGGACACATCTAAGTCTCCAAGCTCCGGCACATCAGGCAGTACTGCTTCTGGGTTGTTGTTGATTTGCTCCGCACGGAACTCGCCTAAGAGATCAACAGTGAAAGTGTTTGTATATGTTTCTCGTACTATCGTATTCATTCTGCGTACATTGGAAGCGTGGGTCACGAAACAGTCATGTATAGTAGCGAGATCAAAGTCAACCTTGTTTGCAACTTGATGTACGATACAAGCGTCAAGGCTGTGGATAAAGTTAGCGGTGATGGCGTTGCATTGTCCCCTTTCATCTATGTTATCTGCTAGTTCATCTGTTGTTATACTGATGCTCATGTTTTGAAACACTGACTCCACCTTTAACTTCTTAAACTTACGGTAGCTTTGCACAACTTTAAATCCTGTAGGTGTGGACCAAGTGATCGGTTCATCACACCCTAATGCTCGCACACATTCACGTAAGAACTTCATCACTCTGTTTACTGGACGACACGCTTGATCTGCTAATCGATTCACGATCTTACACAGATAGATAACACCTGTTAACATCTCACCAGTCGATGACCAGTTGTGATTCACTCCGATACTTTTAAATACATCTTGTACTAAGTTATAGTGGGTCGCTCCATACGGACGGTTCATGATGGCAAGCTTCGCTAACTTCCGGCTGATACCAAACCTTAACCACTCCTGTGCCAGCACACCTCCGTCTGCCTGTAACTCATCGTACACACGGTCAGCAAACTCTTGATACATGTCGTTAGCTCGGTCCTCTTCCACTAAGTTACACATGCGTCCGATCTCTTTGTCCCGTAGTAATAACGAAAGGATTTGCATACCGTTGTTGGAGCAGTCCTGACGAACAGGTAGATACGATACATATCCGTAACCCTCTTCCGTGAATTGCTTAAACTCCAAACAAAATCGAAGGAAACAAAACGGATCACTTGCATCAGTCCACCAATCTGTACCGTGTGGATCATTCGCAGCTTCCAATATAAACTTCTGTCGTTTACCTACCCAATACAATCGCTCCTCTCGTGTACCTTTTACTCCCCACATGTTAGCACCGTGTATGAGTACCGCTTCCAAGTCCTCTTCATCCACCACCTGTTGTCCGTTACTAAAGTCCAATAAACTCTTAGCTAAGTCAGACCCCTGTGGATGTAAGTAATACGGTAAAGCGTACACTCTACCCCTGTAATCACAACGATACGGAAAGTAGAACTTATCCCACTCACTATAAAGCTTGGCGAGGTGTAGGATACGGATGGTCAGGTAACGTTTACTGCTGTTCGCTTCGTTGACGCTCTTGATGTCCTTTTGCTTCAGCTTCCAAGCCCGTAACTCATGCTCGTCCCCTCCTGTGTACCTCGGTTGCTCTGGTATCTCACTAAAGTTCGGTATGTTCCCAACCACTCGTTTATTGTCGTAACATTTTCGAGTAATATCTAAAATCTCTTTGTTAATTTTCCAACTTACCTTCTGAAGTTTATTAACAGCAGACATAGCGTGTTCGTAGCTACTCTCGTAATCCTTAAACCAAGACATCGGTTTGCCTGTGAAGAACTCCTGTGGTGGCATATGCTTCAAGCTGTACCCTCCACCGATCAACTCGTACCAATCAACAGGTTCATCAGGTAATGCCATCTTGAACACACGAGTCGTTTCTTTCCACGCATCAAATCGTTTGACCCAGTCCGTATAGCTACCACTTGGTACACACAGACGCTCAGGTTTATGTCCCTTCTGACACCCGGCAAAGCCGATCTCCCATACACCAGTCTCGATGCGTATCTCCTCTAACAACCACGCCCCCAGTCCCGCCTTACACTTAGTATCCCACAGCGTGAACCGTTCCTCTTCGTAGTCATAGAACTGCTTCAACTTCATCGCTTTGGATCGGTCATCAAGGGCAAGTAAATCTTTCTTATGTGGATGCATCAGCTCCATCGCTTTGTCCCATCGTGCTTGGTTCTCAAATGCTTTGCCTATCTTATACGCCATTCTACCAACAGGTAAATTAAACTGGAGGTTATCAAGTAAAGTTTGTAAAGCCATCGAAGCTATCTGATACGGACACATATCAAGTACGAAGGTAAGGAATAACGGAGTGGTATGTTCGGTGTTGCCTCCAAAGGTGTACATGAAATCATCCACCCTCTTACCTAACCTCGGAGCCATGACCCTTAGTAATCGTTTAGCTGACTCAGTCTGAGATGACTCACCATCCATCCGAAGTTTAGCTTGGCGGTTACGATACGCTGTGCGTCCCCACTCCCTCATCCGCCAAGTCGGTCCTCTGGTCGCTTTGCTCCCATCGTCTTTACTCTCTTCGTTCGATAAAGACTCTCGAGTTTTCTTATCTTTGCTCATTGATAGTAGTTATTAAACCAAGATTTCGGTTGGTGTCTTTGCTTACTGGTACGATACGCTATTAAGTTTCCGTCTTGGTCACGTACATAATTCCCGTTCTCATCCATCTTGAAACCGGTT